AAGCGCCCGGAAGACGAGAAGCGATGGCCGGAATATTGGAAGGCGTACCGGGACGAAACAGAGGCTCCCACGGATGGAACGCCGATTAAGTCTTTTCCGGGGTTCACCCCTGCGGACATTCAGAATCTGTCTCGCAGGATGATTAAAACAGTCGAAGAATTTATAAGCATCCCTGATCAGGAGATTAACAACATCCTGGGGGGTAAGGCATTTGCGACTAAAAGGAAGGCACAGGAGTTTCTTGTCTACCGGGAGAATAACGGTGACGTTTCTGAGCTTCTTGATCGCATAGCAGAATTGGAGAAACTTGTTGGCGACAATACTGACAATGGCACAAAACGTGCTGAAGGAGACGGGGTTTCCGAATCCATCGACTCTGGTGGGCAACGGAAATCAGGACGCAGTAACAGTACTGGCGCTCGCAAAAAGAAGCGCAAAAAGGCTGGCTGAAGAATACCCCTGGGCGGTCCTCACAAAGGAGCATGAATTTGTCCTCGTAAAGGACAAGCCTTCTTATGACCTGCCTGATGATTTCTCACGTTTCATCAATGGAACGATGTGGGACCGTGTTGAATCTCGCCCGATGGATAATGTCGGACCTCAAATTTGGCAGGAATTTAAATCGGGGCTTATCAAGACCGCTATCTATAAGCGATGGCGCATCAAGGGCGTTGAGGGTGCGAAAGAACTGTTTGTTGACCCAACTCCGTCCGCAACTCAATGCTCTTATGAGTGCCGGGACGGAACGAAGGTCAGAATCGGTGTGGCGTTTGAGTACCTGTCTTCGCACTTCGCCGCTGCCGCTAACGGGGATACCAAAGCCGATTTCACGGTAGACACCGACACCTTCCTGCTGCCTGACGATCTGCTTGAGCTTGACCTGAAGTGGCGTTGGCTCAATTCGTTGGGTCAGACTTACTTTGAAGAGAAGAACGAGTTCGATCGGGCTTTGAGCATTTACAAGGCCCAGGATGGTGGCACCCACAGGATTCAGATGGACGGTGGTCGCACCATGAGGTATCCAAACATACCGGAGACGGGCGTTGGTCTCTAGGGCGGCTGTAGCAAGACAGAGATTCAGGTCAACAAATCGCGCATCAACTCCTGCTCCAATTGGCGGTTGGAATACACGCGATGACCTAGCGAACATGCCTGCCAATGATGCAGAAGTGTTCGATAACTGGTTACCTGATTCCAACACGGTCAAGTTCCGAAAAGGTTACGTCCAACACGCATCCAGCGTGGGCAGCGGAAACGTGGACACCATCGCTTCGTTTGTGACTACGGCAGGAGCCAATCAACTGTTGGCTTGCGGTGGTGGTCAGATCTATGACGTTACCAGTGGTACTGCTACGTCTCGCGGAAGCGGATACGCAAGTGATAGATGGGATACAGCATCTTTCAACAACCAACTCGTCTTCGTTAATGGTGCAGACTTCCCGCAGGTCTATGACGGATCTACCGTGTCTGCTGCGTCCTTTGGCGGAGGGGGCGTTTCATATGACCGATTCTTCACCGCGCAGGTCTTCAAGAACCGGGTATTTTATGCTGCAAGTAACGAGCTTGCCTTCTGGTACACGGAACTCTTTGCTTCAACAGGTAGCATTACCAAGTTTCCATTGGCGGGGATCGCAGAACGTGGTGGTCACGTTGTCGCTCTCGGAGCGTGGACGGTGGATGGCGGAAGCGGGCCGGATGACTTTCTCGTCATCTTCACCTCAGAAGGTGAGGTGCTGGTTTACCAGGGATCAGACCCAGGCACAGACTTCTCAATTGTAGGACGGTTTTATGTCGGACGGGTCGTTGATTCAAGGGCCGTGGCTTCAATCTACGGGAAGCTCTTCGTCGCAACAGAGCGAGACTACATATATCTTCCTGACCAATTTATCACTCAAGGAGGCGGAAGAGATTCTAAGCTATCTGGAGCAGCGAGGGATGCAGCGGCTAGTTACGGATCATTGGACGGATGGCAAACGCACTATTCTCCTAACGAAGGATTAATGATTATTAATGTGCCTACTGGACCGTCTGCGTCGGTACAGCACGTTATCAATGTAAAGACCGGTGCGGCCACAAGGTTCACTGGCATCAATGCGAGGGTCTGGGGAGAGTTTGGGGGTTCCCTGTACTTCGGCGGCACAGACGGCACTGTGAATAAATACGCAGGTACGTCTGATGGCGGGTCAGCCATAGTTTGCGTTGCCCGTACAGCCCCCTCCCCACTTCGCACTAACTCAGAAAAGATAGTCACGGCGTATCGCCCTAGACTTTTATCAAATGGAACTTTCACCTCTGTTACGGGGCTTGCCTATGACTATGGCAAGAGAGAGTTCCTGCAAAGCATTACCTTGTCTGCTCCGGGTGGTTCAACGCTTCCGTTGGACTGGCCGTTTTCATGGGCGGGCGAGGACAATACAAGAGACGAATGGCAGAGGGGTGCCGGACGGGGAACTTACGTGCAGTTATATCTCCAGGCTACCTCCACCATTGATGTTTCGTGGTTGGGGACGGATTACATATCCGAGCCTGGAGGAATACTTAGGTGACATTAGTACCGCTTAATTCAGCACAAAACGTAATTTTAGCGAAGTGGGCATGTGAAGTACTGGGGGATGACCTTGAGACATTCGGTTTTGACCGATATGGGGAGCCGTTATTCAACACGGTTGGCTTTGAGGTCGGGGATGAACTGGCTTGCGTTGTTGTTGCTTATCACTACGCTAAACCAAATGTCACTATGGCATTCGCATCAAAAAATCCACGTTGGGCTACGAAGGGAAATATTGCGTCTCTCGGAGAATGGGCGTTTGAAGACCTCGGCTGCAACAGGGTTACTGCATTCGTCCAGAAAAGTAACAAGCGAGCAAGGAAGTTCGATGAGGGGATCGGATTTAAGTACGAAGGAAAATTAAGAAAGGCCACATACAAGGGCGATGTCATTGTATATGGCTTAACAAAGGAAGATCACCAAGAATGGCTAAGGAAGGCTTTTAATGGGCGCAAAAGGATCGACAACAGTAGAGGCTCCTGATCCGCGAGCAATCGCGCAAACAGATGCGGAATTTAACCGCATCAATCAGTACACCCCTCTGGGGTCTCTGACGTTTAGCGGGCCAAATCGAAATATAGCTAACATGACGTTTGCACCAGAGGTTCAGGCTAATCTGGATCGGCAGTTGCAATCTGACGCACAGCTTTTGGATCTTGCGCTTGGAAGGCAGGAAGGCTTTGAGTCTGGTCTGCCTGACCTTGCTGCTGGTCTTGATGGCGTTGGTGACTTCGACAGAGCAGGGTTTGAAAGCGCCATCTTTGATAGAGGCTCTGAACTGCTGAATAGGCAATTCGATCGCCAGGAAGACAGGCTTCGACAGAGCCTCGCCAATCGCGGCTTGATGGCAACCGACCCTGAGTTGGGTGAGGCTGCGATGTCAGAACTCGGTTTGTTTAATCAAAACCGAGACGAAGCGTTTCAGGCACTTGCTTTAGATGCCATTCAAAGGGGCGGTGCTGAAGGCAGGGCACAGGGACAGTTCGATATCGGCACACAACTGACCGATGCCAATATACGAGAAGCTAACAGGGCGAGACAGTTTAACGAACTAGCCGCTCTCCTGGGTCTTAATCAGGTCGCCCAACCGGGTCTGAATTCATTCTTTGGACCTGCACAAGCTGACGTAACCGGGGCATACGGGCTTAGTAATCAAGCGAATATGCACAATGCACAAATGGCACAGCAAGCAGGGTCCGGCCTCATGGGAGGTCTATTTGGACTTGGCTCTGCTGCGCTGGGTAATTGGGAAGGAATCTTTGGTTAGGAATAAATAATGCCTCAGTTTACAGGTTACGCAAATCCATTAGCACAACGCCTTTCCACGCCGACAGGCATGGCGGGACCGTCACGTTTAGAGGTCGGTCCTAAAACGACTGGCTTTAATAACATGGGCAACAAGCAGCCCTGGGTTGGCTTTAGGGATCAGCGCCTCCCTCAACAGCGGTTCGATGCTGGTGGACAAATTCCGCCCGCTAAGTATGGCGCACCGCAAAGACCTGCTCCAATGAAGGGCAGGGTTCGGAATGTACAGAGATTTGGGATGACACCGAGAAACGGACTTCGATAATGGAATTAACAGCACCGCGTCGATCGCAACTATTACAAACACTCCTACAACAACAGGTACAGCCTCAACCTAACATCAGGTCTGGTGGCGAGTTGCTTGCCAAGTTGTTGGCCCAAGGTGTTCGTCAGTCGCAGATTAACAGGATGCAAGAGCAAGAGGCTGCATCCAAAAAGACAGAGCAAGCTAATGTAGCTCAAGTGCTTTCAAAGTTAGGTGGTGGCCCAGACATGGACTTCATGGGGAACCCAATAACGGACGGATCTGGAACAAACATGTTCGGGCAACCAACACTAGGAAGAGAGCCGCAGAACAACATATCTATGGCCCAGGCATTGGGCCAGCTTCCTGTTGACAATCCTGTGGCAAGCGCAATTTCTGGACAGATGATTCAGCGGGCTTTTGCGCCAGACCCGGTTCCGAAAGCCCCAACAACCAGAACGCGGCAATCGGGTGATATGAATGTAACTGAGGAATGGGATGCCGCAAATCAAAAATGGGTGAGGGTTTCGGAGGGTCCGAGAACAAAACCAGGTTCAACTACGAACATCTATAACACACTTCCTGGGGAAGAAAATACAAAGCCCACAACTAACAAGCTAGAAGAAGTATTACTCAATTCAAATGCGGAGCTTGCAATTCTTGAACCCCTTATTGAGGACTTTGACGAAGACTTCTTGAACTTTAAGGGTGATCTACAAGCATTCTTACTGGAGAAAGGAGACTATTTAGGTGCCGACCTCAGCGATACCCAAAAAGAGTTTTTAACTGACAGAGCCACATTCATGGCGACTGCTGCGGAAGGACTTAACGTGTATATCAATACGCTGTCTGGTGCGGCTGTTTCTCCCGAAGAGGCTGTAAGGTTGCTGAAGGGATTTCCTGATCCAGAGGGTGACGTTCCTACCGTGTTTTTTGCAAAGCTGCGGCAGAGATACAAACAAACGAAGTTAGCTGTTGCCCGCGCCAAGCTCGCCAAGGAATTGGGTGTGGTTGGTATAGATAATATTGCGGGGCTGTCCACTCTGAATGACAAAGCATTTAAGAGTTCTCTGAATCGGGCGGCAGGTCAATGGTATGACGCTGCAATAGCAAGCGGCCAGTCGGAAGAGGAAGCGAAACAATTTGCTCAAGACAGGACTAGAAGAATTCTTACGATTGGTAACACCGTTCTGGAGTTGTAATGCCACAGATTGATTTTGTGCAAGCGGCTCTGGAGCAAGAAGTTGAACCAGAGCAAAATCAAACACCCGATATAGATTTCGTTGACTTAGCGACTAAGGCTGCTAATTCCGAGGAAATGAAAGACCTTAGTCCGGTTGACCAAGCGATTGCGGCTGGGGAGCCAGTGACCCCGGATAGCGCAGGATTCGTCGCCAACCTCGGCGCAGGACTTGCAGAAGACACGCAAAGCGACATTGATATTTACGCAAAAATAGTTTTTCCAGACACCCCTCTTGAAGTTTCACGAAGAAGGTTCAGCGAGGTTGATGGAAAGATTTTGTATGTCGATGAACAGGGCAAGCTCAAGAATCCAGGTGCCGGGATACGCGCAGGGGTTAGCAGGTTTCTCGGAGATGCTGGGCTTAACATCGTTGGCGGTATTGCTGGGGGTGTTGGTGGCACTCCTATCGTTGGTGGTGCGCTTGGCGCGGCAGCGGGTGAGGGTGTCAAGAATATACTCCGGGGTGCCCTGTTCGGGGAAACCATGACAACAGGTGAATTCGCACTTGCGTCTGGGAAAGAGTTTGCAATTGATGCAACTTTCGGAAAGCTGTTTGATTTGGCTGGAGCCGCACTGAGAACTAGGGCGCTGAGAAACATCGATGAGATTGACGAATCAGTTGTTAAAGAAACTCAGGAGCGCATATTCAATGAGACGGGAATTAGGGTTGACCTGGCCCAGCTTGTTGGCGGTACGCAGCTTCGTAGGCTGAAGATCTTTATTTCAAAGAATCCGGGGCAAGCCCAAGATTTGATTTCTGCCTTTGATGACATGCAAAGAGGCCAGGTTGAGGGGGCTGTTGAAAGAATTGTAAAGCTTGTGGCTGGAGGGGATACGGCAACACTAGAGGCACTAGGGACCACAGGGATAAACGCAGCCCAGGCATCTATCGCTCTCGCAAAGCAAATGCGACGAGAAGCAACCTCAGATCTGTATAAAGAGGCCTATGATTCAGCGCCCTCAATAGACATATCGGCTGTAGCCAGTTACCTGGACGAGCAGATCAGGGTGGCAAAAGGTCCGGTTTTGAAGGCGCTCAAGAGTGCCCGCAAGCTGTTAAATGCGAAAAAGAAGGTGAACAAAAAGGCGGTACTGGATACGTCTCTTGAGGGGCTGCATAGCTCAATGATCGCCATAGACGCGATGATTGACGGGGCGAGACGCGGAGATACTTCTGTGTCTGGTCGAACCCTAAACTACCTTGTAGAAACAAATAAGATGCTCAGAGAGACCCTGGAGGAAGTGTCTCCAGAGTTTGCCCGTGTGCAGGGGATATACCGACAGCTAACACGGGAACTTGTTCAGCCGCTTGAGGATTCGATTGTTGGTGCTTTGTCAAAGGTGACAAACGAAAAAGCAGCCAGCGCATCAGCCAAGCTGTTTTCCGGCTCTTTGATCCAGTCACCGAAGAACATGCGATTGGCTCGCCTTGCTATTCAGCAGGTTGAGAGAAGGTTTCCCGAATTTGCCGGGGCATGGGATGGGCTGGTAGCTCAATATCTAAAGAACGTATCTGATACGGCGCTAACAAACACAATGACCGGGGATGCGGCCTCACTAGCCAATAGGTTCAGGAAGTCTATTGCCGCCACACCGCGACAAAGGGCTGTGTTGCGTGAAGCGTTTGGAGGTGGCAGAGAGGGGGCAGAGCGAATGCGGTTATTTGACTCGACAATGGAGGCTCTTGACATGGTGGCAAGAACTCCCCTGTCTGCGAGTGATACGCAGGGGTTTCAGGCCATCATGGAAAGCCTCAAGAGTGGCCTGGCAAGAGTAGGCATGTTCGTGGTTTCTCCTTTGGACTCTACGAAGAGCCTTATTACAGAAATGAATATGGAGAAGGCGCTTGTACAAGCGGCGGAAGCAATTATGGACCCGAATAAAGCAGCAGCACTAAAGGCACTAAGAAGCATGAGGCCCAACTTTGAAAGAAACGTAGCCATTATGGGTGTACTCACCGGAACATTGGCTATAAGCAGTTTGGAAAATTTGCTGGAGGTTGACGAATAATGGGCTGGTCAGGCGGAACATTTTCACGAGTACATAACTTTTCGGCTGATGCGTCAGCGGGAATTCAGGCGCAAGCCTCTCGTTTTGATGCGGAATTTGACGAATACAAGGCGGGCTTAGAAAACTGTGTGACCAGGGACGGTCAAAACGCAGCGTCTGGTAACTTACCAATGGGGGGTAACAAGCATACGGGTGTGGGGGCTGCTACGTCCGCACAGGAGTATCTGAGGGCGGATCAGAACACCCAGCAAACAGGTATTAGGCTGGTTGGGCATTCACCCTCTGGTGGGGTGTTTAGTGCTTCGACAGACGTATTCCCCGCCGCCCTGCAAGACGGTATGCGGATTCATGCCAAGTCATCATCGAATAACTTCATCGTCTCTGGGTCTACCGGCACCATTATTATTAATGGACTTACCGCACCCCTGTTTACCGGGGGCAATCAGGTCGTTGCCTCACAGTCAGCAGTTTTTGAGGCTTACTACGACAATTCACAGTGGAACCTGCTTAACCCCCGCACCCGGATTAGCTTCCAGAGTCTTCTGACGGGCAGCGACGGTAGCACCCAATCTGATTCATCAGCATTCTTTGAGGGGGTAATCAATAACGGTGTTGTCACCCTGACGATGAATTCCACCACAACGGTGAGCGCATCCACCTCAATCAATTCAATTTATATCAATGACTTTCCCACCTCTCTCCTGCGAGACACCAACGGGTCGCTTGGATTTGAGCATATTCAAAACGTGGGCTTTGTTTATATCGGAACGTCCTCAACCGTCGAGATGGGCTTTGGCCGACTAAACGGTACAGGTGCCGGGTCAGGCACGATTGAGTTCCACCTGATTACGAAGGGCAACATGAACTCATCAGGGAAGATTGTCCTGAACCCCTTTACTTTTACCTATGACCGAGAAACCAATTTAGCGGACTAATGGGAAAGTATTCCCCCAAGAAGGCACACAAATGTCAGACGATAAACGCCTCAGAAATATCGAAGAAGAAGTCCACGAAATTCGCAGCGAGGTATCTGAAATTAAAACAGAGCTTGCTAGATATAGAGGGGCGGTTGGCGCTGCTTTGGTCATTACTACTGGTTTAGTGGCGCTCATCAAAATGGTTTGGTCTTCGATTAAAGATCATGTCGTATGGCAATAAAAGAGCGCATCAAGCGACACGAAGGGAAAAGAAACCGACCCTACAGAGATTCTGAAGGCATCCTCACCGTGGGATATGGCCGCAACCTGGAGGCTGTTCCCTTCACGGATTACGAACTGGATGTCATGTTCGATACCGACTTTAAGCGGGCTGAACTAGCCGCCCGTAGCTTCCCCCAATATATGCTTCTCAGCCCTGTCAGGAGGGGTGTTTTAGTAGAGATGTGCTTTCAGATGGGGTACGGGGGCGTGAAGAAATTTCGTCGCTTCTTGGGGGCAATTGACAGGTCTGATTGGGATTCTGCCGCCGATGA